ATAAACAAAAACGCGACTCGTACAAAAACAACAACGCGCAATGGTTGTACGAGGTAGGGAAATGAAACGCGATGAAATACTAGAGACTGCTCAGAAGCTTATTTCTGGTGATCGAGCCGCTACTTATGGCGATGCCTCAGAAAGCTTTAAAACAATTGCTAAGTTCTGGGGTGCTTATCTTGGCGTAAAAGTGTCTGCGGTGGACGTTGCAAGCATGATGGCATTACTCAAGATAGCGCGTTCTCGTGGCTCAGAACATCAAGACAACTGGATAGATTTGTGTGGATATGCAGCGCTTGCAGGTGAGATACAAGGACACCCGAAAAAAGAGGCTATGGCAGACGTTCTAAGCGCTCATATGGCGCGTTCTAAGTATCGCAGTGGGGGTGATAATGGTTAGGGGTAAAAAGCCACTCAATGAGCGCTCTAGGGAGTCTGATTTCGGTACGTCTGAGAGGCTACAGCATACCGCCGGTATACGCTATGAAAGAACGTCTAAAAAGCTAGGCGCAAAGAAGCGATTAAGAATAACACAACAAACGCCGCTTGACCGTATGCTGTCACGTGAACAGCTAACACAACGTCAATTTGATGCAGGGCAAAAGCTATATCAGTTGTTTTACAAATCAGGCAATTTGCAGCGTTTAACAAGCAATTATGAGGCTGTCATTGTTGACGGTGGCAAGCGAGGTGGAGAAACGGCAGGGGAAGCGGAAATACAGTATAATGAAGCGCTTAAGTTTGTAGGGCGTGACTTGGCAAGCGTGTTGCGTTGGGTTTGCATTGTCGGCTCGTCGCCTTCGGAATGGGCAAAGAAAGAAGGCCACGCTGAGAAATCAGGCGTGACCGTACTAAGGATTGCATTAGATGCGCTTGGGGATTTCTTTAGGATGCCTCGTTAGTGTTCGAATTGGCCTTGCTCTTGTTTGATAATGTTTACTTCAAAATCACAATCCCAATCAGGTTGATTATTAGTTAAACTTACAAGATGCCAAGTTGTTCTAAAGTGATACTTATGTTTAAATATATTTAAGGAAGCCATTCTTTCTCGAATATCTTGATTGCTTTTCTTTTGATAAAACTTGGCTTGTTTATCTCTATCTGCTTTTGTTTTGTTTTGTGTCAGTAAAAAAGACCATTCCAATTCATATTTTAAATATGCTTTTACAGCGTCAAAGTTATCTCCATTTAAAACAATTAGGTCATGTTGTTTGCCCATGCCACCGCCACAATCACCAGACACAGCAAGTAAACCATATCCAAATGGAAGTTTGCCAGTTAGAAACCTTTCAACTTCATCAAGTTCACCTTCACTTTTTAAATAGCTTACATATTCTTGATTAATTTTTTCTATTGATTTGCTTCTTACTTCTTTGTCAGGGCTAAAGGGTGACTGATCATAAGGTAAGTCGGTATAGGCTTCGTATGGTGAGTGATCCGGTGGCCCCATTGGTGCTAGGTAACAATCAACCTCTTTCACTCCGTAGCTATCGAATAAATCTTTACGATATAAAAAAACCCAATTTTCACTAGTTTTAACATGGCTAGGCTTAACATCTAAACCAGTGTTATAAGCTAAATTTTCAGCTATTTGCTTAAGTTCCATTTAATTTACCTCGTTAAGCTATTAGTGACATATTAACCTTACGGCTAACATTTACAATAATTGTGTGATTATCTGCCCAAGTGATAGCTATTGTATCGCCTTGAGTAGCTTGCTTTCTGATACCGCTAATTGAAACACGCCTATCTGCCCTTGATTGAGTGCGGTAAAAATTCACCTTGCATGGCGTACCGTCCTCATATTGTGCATCAATAGTTACCTTATCGCCGTTGGTCATGCTGTCATAATCAACATCAAACAATCGGCTAAACTTTCGCACTGAATCATTTGCATCTATAATATGCTTATCAAGCATGGTTTTTGTTAGCTTAATTGTGGCTATTAATGGCGAGTAGTCGCGCAATGCTTGAATAATATTTGTTTCAAGTTCACTGGTCATTTCAATTTACCTCTATTGTTGGTCTGATTTTTGGCCTTTTAACTGGCCTTAGTATTTCGGTTGGTTCACACCATGCCGCTACGCCATTGTTGAACTCGTAAAACTGATTGCTGCTAATGATTGCCTCTTGGCATTTCAACGGACTTTCCATAAGAATAGTTGTCTGGTATTGCACCGTGTCCACCTCATAGAGCATGAAAAACAAAGCATAGGTTGCGTTGGTCATTGGTTTAATTCCTTTGCAACTTTCCAAAAGTATTTACCTTCGGGAGATAAATAGCTTGTTTGTTGTTGGTCTTTATTTCCGCAATGTGGGCAAACTTCGATAAACTCAGTCTTTTCTATATAGTGACCAACACATTTTAGACATTCTACTATTGTCAGTTCGCTATTCATTGGTCGGTGTCCTTCCAAACGCGAACTATGACTTCGTTCTTAACATTCTTGGAAAATTGAAAGTTGACTCCATTCAAGTCACTGTTCTCATCGGTCAGTAGTCCAACACAACAATCATATAGCCAATCCCTATCGATCCCATCATCATACTTTTTAATATTATTCATTTTCCTAATTCCTTTTCTAAAGATTGAACCAACGCCGCCAAGCAAGTGTTTTCAAAGGTTAGCTTGTCGATAACCTCGGCAGCTTGCTTCAGTGTTTCACCAGTTTGAGCTTGGCCGTCGTCAGCAAATGAAACGGCTAACTCTGCAAGGTGCATTGTGTTTATTTGGTGGTTCATTGGGTGGCCTCGTCATAAGGAAAGACAAAGCCCCAAAAGCGAGCGTTTTCTTTAAAAGTTGCCTCAGACATTCCATAATTTGCTGAAGCGTCTCGTTTGTTTGCATTGCGTTGCTCTGTTGCTGTCTCTTGGGTCATTAGCCCATCACGAGAAAAGCGATAACTTTGCAACTCTTTCATCCAAGGTTTTCTATTATCTTTCATCGTCTAAACTCCTGAGGCTAAGACTAGCCAAGCGAACACGATAAAGAACACGAGAACCGCGCCTAGCCAGTCTGAAAGGGTGGATTGCTTAAGCAAGCTTATGATTTCGTGAAGGGTCATTGCTTGGCTTCCATGCCAAGAATAATATTAGCCATAAATGACCAGTAATTCTCAACTACCTTATTATATAAACTGTTGCTTGGGTTGGGGGCTATTGATCCAAACTTAACAGCAAGGTCAACAATTCCGTCATTGTAGTATTCTATATTAAGCGCCAAGCCTGACAGCCAGTCAGCTATTGCTTTTTGCTTACCAACCTGTGCAACTCTCCATCCATATTCTGAATTGAAGCGATCAAACAATGCTTTGATTTTGGCTTCTCTTGTTGGAAGTTCATTGCCGTTTTCGTCTGTTACAGTGTCAAGAATATACTCTTCATAAAGTGGCTTATATTTTGTGTGGTGAACCTTCATAGCGTCACCTCGTTAGCAAGTTTCTCACTAATGTGTTCGTTGCTGCGTAGCATTTCTACAAAGTCACAAAACTCTACCCTAATTGTGGTTTTATATTCGTTCTGCGTTTTACTTTTGACATAGTGCTTTAAATGCTCGTTACCTTGCCAAAAAGCCTTCCTTACTTGTGCTTGTGTTATGAAATCATATTCCATCTGTTTACCTCTTTCTGTTGTTCATGCTTGACGCATGGCAAGGTAGCGCCGCGACGCTGCTAAGCGATGGGTCATTTAATGCTGATTATTTTGTAATCTCCGTTGGATGTTTTTTTACCGTCGATATGATCGGCTAATAATCTCAACTGATCGGCAATCTTTGCACAATCTGAGGGGGGCAAGCTTCCCCAATTATCGAGAGCCTGATTCATAGACTGACAAGCCCATTCAAAATGGCAGATTGTATTAAAGCCTTCGTTGGTATCTCTAAGCTTACTAAATTGTTTACGTGTACCTACGTTCATTTGTTTACCTCGTTTGTCGTTACAATAACTATAATATTCATTTATGAATTAATGTCAAACTATTTTACCACTTATTTATTCCATTTATGAATAAAATATGTTACGAGATAAAAAAACCTAATAAAAACAAGGTGATTAAATGCCATCAGCTAATAGAAAAAAATTAATGCATGGTGAAAGCATAGTGCAGAGACTAAGAATGGACTTAAACCGGGCGTTTGATGTGCTAGAAAAGAGAAACAGACCATTGCACACGCTGTTAGCAGATCAGATCGAACAAGACGCTAGCGGCGCTCTTAGTAAGCTATCAAAGTTTTTGCCTCAGGAAGTGTCATTGGGTGGTGGTTCAGACTTTGCCGTTGCGCTTGGGGAAGTAGCAAAGCGAATATCAGAGCGTAACGACATATTAGCACTAAAAGAGGGGGCAATCCCTCACTCAGAGGGAGGCTTTCCAGTAGAAGATGCTGAAATCATTGAAGAAAAAGATGAAGAGGTAGTACAGACTAGGAAATTTGTACAGGCAATCAAGAGCCTAGCACCTAAAGAAGAGATAGAAGAGCCTGAGATAGAAGAGATAGAAGAGCCTGAACCAAAGCCTAAAGTTTACCGAGGCAAAAAGGGTAGGCCAAGTAAAATGGACCTCAGGTTAAATGGTGAGCTAGACGAGTGACCCCCCCCATCAATTCACACACGGGGGCGTGTATATATGTATA